ACAAGATGTAGATATCAGAAGACCATTGTTTATATGTTTAGATTCGCTTGGTATGTTATCCACTACAAAAGAAGTAGAAGATACTGCCGAAGGAAAGGAAACTAGAGATATGACTCGTGCTCAAGTTTTAAAAGCAGCATTTCGTGTGTTAACTTTAAAACTTGGTAAAGCAAAAGTGCCAATGATTGTTACTAACCACACATATGACTCAATGGGTTCTATGTTCCCAACTAAAGAGATGGGTGGTGGTTCAGGATTAAAATATGCAGCATCTTCAATTATATTCTTATCTAAGAAAAAAGAGAAAGATGGTACAGAGGTAATTGGTAATATAGTACATTGTAAAAACCATAAGTCTAGATTAACAATAGAAAATAAAATGGTAGATGTTAGATTGACTTATAGTAAAGGACTAGATCGTTATTATGGTCTGTTAGATTTAGCAGTTAAACATGGTATATTTAAACAAGTATCAACTCGTATTGAATTACCAGATGGTTCTAAACAATATTCTAAAACTATTAACAATAATCCTGAAAAGTATTTTACTCAGGATATACTAGATAAACTTGAACCAATAGTAGCAAAAGAATTTTTATATGGTGCTAAAGAAGAAGTCGAGGAAGTAGATGAAGATTGATGAGCAGTATGTTTTTGTTACAACTGAGTCCCAAGAACAAACTTGTATAGGTATTAAGCAAGGTAAATATACAGGTGTAGTTTATAAGTATGGTGATGTAGGAATGGGCGAAGAACAAGAAGATGGTAAGATGCCATTGAAGTTTAAGTTTGATATACTACAAAGTAATGGCATAGAAAGAGAAGAATTTAATGATGAGTTCTTCAAACTTGCTGGTGATATACTTGTTAATATAATTGACAAGCAACATAAAATTGATATGATGGAGAATAATAATAATGAACCAAACGATAGAAAGGACAACTCTAAGTAATCTATTATTTAATGAAGACTATGCTCGTAAGGTATTGCCTTTTATTAAAAGTAATTATTTTGATGTTCGTGAAGAAAGAATTATATTTGAAGAGATAACTAGTTTTGTAGACAAGTACAAAAAGATTCCTACACAAATATCTCTTGAGATAGAGATTGGTTCTCGTAAAGATTTAAATCAAGATGAGCATGATAAAGTTGTAAATATAGTCAAGACACTTAATTCAGAAAAAGTTGATATAGATTGGTTATTAGATACAACAGAAAAGTTTTGTAAAGACAAAGCAATCTATAATGCGATTGTTGAAGGTGTTGGGATTATAGATGGTAAAGATAAATCTAAAACACCTGACTCTATTCCTAATATATTAACAGAAGCATTATCAGTTTCTTTTGATAACAGTGTCGGTCATGATTATATTGACGATGCTGAATCTCGTTTTGACTTCTATCATCAAAAAGAAGAAAGGATTCCTTTTGATTTAGATTTCTTTAACAAAATTACTAAAGGTGGTCTGCCAACTAAAACTCTTAATATCGCACTAGCAGGTACTGGTGTTGGTAAATCATTATTCATGTGTCATATGGCATCTAACTGTTTATCTCAAGGAAAGAATGTATTGTATATTACTTTAGAGATGGCAGAAGAACGCATCGCTGAAAGGATCGATGCTAATATGATGAATGTAAATATTAAAGACTTGATGGATTTACCTAAACAATTATTTGAAGATAAGATACAGAAGATTACTAAAAAAACAACTGGTAAATTAATCATCAAAGAATATCCTACTGCTTCTGCACATAGTGGGCACTTTCGTGGTTTGATTAAAGAGTTAGCAATTAAGAAGTCATTTAAACCTGATATTATTTTTATAGATTATCTAAACATCTGTGCGTCATCTAGGTTTAAGGGTGGTATAAATGTAAACTCTTACACAATAATTAAGTCTATCGCAGAAGAATTAAGAGGTCTTGCTGTTGAAACGAATGTACCTATTATGTCTGCAACACAAACAACTAGATCTGGTTTCTCTAATACTGATGTTGGTCTTGAAGATACTTCAGAGTCGTTTGGTTTACCTGCGACTGCTGACTTGATGTTTGCTTTAATATCTACTGAGGAACTTGAAGAATTAAATCAAATATGTGTCAAGCAACTAAAGAATCGTTATAACGATCCTACCATGAACAAAAGATTTGTAATTGGTATTGATAGAAATAAAATGAAATTGTATGATGTAGAAACATCAGCACAAAGTGGTTTAATTAATAGTGGTCAAAGTGTAAATGATGATGGTGAACCTGTGTTTGATAAAGGCAGTTTTTCTAAAGAAAAAGCATACGATTCGTTTTCTAAATTTAAGGTATAAACATGGTTAGAATTATTAAAGGTGCACTCAGTGATGCACAATGCGATGAATTGATTGAACATTTTGATACTAATAAATCAGAAGAATCTAGATATGTTAGTGAGGCAAGTAAAGGTAAACAAAAGTTTGATAAAGATACTAAGATAGCAAAGTCTAGAGTGTTAGACTTACCCATAGAAAGTAAGTATAATGAAATAACATGGGATCTTGCTAAAATATTTTGTAAAGATTATAAACTCGACATCAGTGGACAAACAGGATTAAGAATGTTCAAGTATGATGAGGGTGGACATTTTGTTTGGCATACAGATGCACAAAATGGATTAGATATAGACCAGATTACCATGACAATACAGTTAAGCAAACCAGAAGATTATGATGGTGGTAATTTTGTATTTGGTTCATTAAATGGCAACGCACATTTAATTGACTATGCTGACATGGAGTGGGGTAGTGAAAGATTAGAAAAAGAAATAGAAATTACTCACACATTAACAAAGGAAAGAGGAACTGTTTGTATATACGATTCTAAGAACTGGCATAAAGTAACACCTGTAACTAGAGGTTGTAGATATGGTATGATAAATTGGTTCTCAGATAAAGGTGGATTTTTAAATTTATGAAGATAGCAATAACAGGAAGTACAGGAATTGTAGGACAAGCACTAGTCAGGCAATGTGTTAAACTAGGATATGAAGTTTTACCATTCTCAAGAGCAAATGGTTATGATATTACAATATTTCCAGCAATGGGAAAATTAATATCAGAGGCAAAGGATTGTGATATATTTGTAAACAACGCATATTCTAATTCATTTCATCAAGTAGATTTACTGTATAGATTATATGATGCTTGGAAAACAAAAGAAAAAACTATTATCAATATAAGTTCAACTGCATCTGGTTACTATGAACATGAAGAACCATGGATGTATGCGACTCACAAGTCTGCCTTAGACGATGCATGTAGACGCATGCAAAGCGAACACAATAAGCACCCAATTAAAGTTATTAATGTCAAACCATACTATATTGGTAATGATTCTTTTGCCATACCACCTGACCAATTAGCAAAAGATATTCTATGGGTTGCTAATCATCCTAGACATATTGCTGAAATAACAATCAAATAATTATTATAAATACTTGTATTAGTTTATAGGAAACCTATAATGGCATCATTATTATCATTCAATCAATTTAGAGAAGTTACAGATAGTCAAGACTTAGAAGAAGCAAGTATTGTCAATCAAAGTAATTATGGTCCAGGACACAAGTTAGAATTAAGAAAAACAGCAAACAAAGTAATTGCTGCAGTTATGGGCAAAGAAATAGAGATTAGTAGTGAAGATTCAGATGCCGAAGAAATAAAGGTTGGTGCTGGTACAGAGTCAGTTTTTATTAAGTCTGACGGAAAAGTATTTAAGATTATAGGATCTAAATCTACAATCAATAATGCATTTAATCACGCAGGTGGTGGTAAAGCAGATACTCATAAAAAGACTAGATGTAAAGAAGCAATGTCTGTAATCGTATTTAAGTATTACTTGGATAAAAACAAAACGATTGAAGAAGAGGATGCGATAGAGGAGTTACCCAACTGGGATGCCGATCCTTCTGTATACACTTCAAAATACTATCAAAGTGCAGTTCTTCAGTTAGTATCATTTAGAAAAATTAAAAGACTTAAAAGTATGCATTTTGAATTTCAAGGTGATACATACTCTGCTAAGATTTATGCTAAAGCAAAACTACTTGGTGCACCTAAATCTGCTGACAACTGGAATCCATCAGATATATGGTTATTCAGCGATAGTATGAGAACTAATATAGATAAAGACTTAGAAAAAATTAATCACATACAAGAATTAAATTTATGGATGAGAAGGAACTATCTTAAGAAAAACTTGGTTCCTATATCTCTAAAACAAGCAGGTGAAAAATCATCTATAGAACTTATAGAACCAATTAAATATAAAGATCGTAAACTTGATTATGACTTTACATTAAATAGAATACAGATTGCTGGTACTTGTAAATCAGTATTTGTAGAAACTAAATCTGGATTTACATTTAAGGCAAATGCTAGAGCAGCAAAAGATAATCCTAATCTTTTTTACGAAGGAACTATGAAAGGAGAAAACTTTGCTATGGGTGCTATCGATAAAACTGCATGGGATGATTTTCATAAAGGTAAAGTTCCGAATGGTAAAGATATAAAACCAACAAGTCGTTTATTAACTGGTTCTAAAACTACATACAAAAAATATAAAAGAGATATAGTACAAAAAAATAATGACATTCTTTTTAATCCCAACTTTAAAAATATGGATAATCTATTACAACAAAGATATATTCATTGTGCCGACTTTGTAAAATTTATAATGGAAAACTATGACAAAGCAATGAAGTTTGGTTTCTATGCATCTATGAAAGTTTCAGCAATTAATTCAATGTACATAAAAATAAAATAATGGACTTATCATTTATAACAGCAGATTTACTAAACAACATATCTTGGTTTGATGGTATTATATACATCATACTTGGTCTTGTAGTTTATGCGATCGTTAGATGGATTAATAAAAAGATATGATTTTATATGAAGATAAAGGTGGAAAAAACTTACATCTAGAACACATAGAAGATGAGATACTCAACTATGGTGTTGATGGTGGTAGAGCATCTATAAACTTTATTCAATCTCTACGAGATATGTTTGCTGGGGCAAGTCGTTCATCTATTAATATGACAGTTAAATGGGATGGTGCACCTGCTATATTTGTTGGTATAGATCCAAGTGATAATAAATTTTTTGTAGCAAAGAAATCAGTATTCAATCAAAACCCTAAACTATACAAAACTAATGCAGAGATAGATGCAGATGTATCTGGTGCATTAAATAATAAATTCAAAGTTGCCTTATCTGAGTTCTCCAAACTAGGAATCAAAGGAGTTATACAAGGCGATTTAATGTACACAAAAGACGACCTTGAAAAAGAAACTATTGACGGAACAAAGTATATCACCTTTCAACCTAACACTATTGTGTATGCTATTCCTACTGATAGCGATCTCGGTAGAACAGTCAGCAAGACAAAAATTGGAGTGGTTTGGCACACGACATATACTGGTAAAGAATTACAGGATATGAAAGCATCTTTCGGTGTTAATATTTCTAGTTTAAAAAGTAGTAACTCAGTATGGATGGATGATGCAACATATAAAGATGTATCTGGTAAAGCAACATTTACTGATAAAGAAACTGCAGATATAACAAAGTCATTATCCGAATCAGGTAAGTCATTCAGTAAGATTAATTCCACTATGTTAAAGAAATTCTTAAACCTACAGGATAGTCTTACAGGAAATCTTGTAGGAGCATCTCTTAAAACATATAACAACAGTAAAGTTCGTGCTGGGCAAACTATTAAGAATCCAAGTCAGCATGCTAGAGGTTATATTAAGTGGGTGAACGATAGTCTTCAAAAACAAGTGGATAAAGTAAAAACTCCTGCAGGAAAGCAAAAATATATAAATAAGCAAAAGGAGTATGTTCGTGAGTTTAAGAAACATACACCTAATTTAATTCAGGTAATTACCTTTCAAAATCACATAGTTGATGCTAAAATGAAAGTGGTAAAGAAACTGAATAGTGTTCGTGGTTTGACTGACACTTTTATAAGAACTGCCAATGGATTTAAAGTAACTAGTCCAGAAGGATATGTGGCAATTGATAGAGTAAGTGGTGGTGCAGTAAAACTAGTGGACCGATTAGAATTTAGTTATAACAACTTCACAGCAGTAAAGGCATGGGATAGGTAGTTATAAATAGTTTTAAATAATTTAATTTAATGGATAATATGAAGAATTTCACACAACTCAAAGAGCAAGTGCTCGAAGAAAAAGTAGGCACAATCTACGACAAAACTCCCAAGACATTAGAGGATGCTGAGAACCCAGAAGTTCTTGTGCAGGGTTTTGGTCGTCTAAGATTAAATCAAATCAATGATTTAATACGAAAGAAAATAGTCGAACTTTCTAAATTATCCAAATCAAAAAACTACAATGGTATGAAATCAACTATGAAGATGTTAAACCTCTTTATGGATGCTGCCGATGAAGTTGGTAAAGAAATGAGTACATCGCAATACAAAAGAAAACTTACAATGCTAAGGAAGATACGATGAAATTTTCTGAGTTCTACGAAAAATTATTTTCTGAAATGGATAATGTAGACGAAAGAGTAATGAGTCGTGCAGCAAGAAGAAAAGTTGGTATTAGAATGAAAAGGTTAGCAAAGTCTGCTAGTTTTAAAAAGAAAAAAGAAAGGGCAATGAAAAGGATGCCTACTGCCGATAAGATTAAGAAACTTTCAAGAAAGGCAGCATTGAAAAAGTTAAGAACAAAATACTTTCCAAAATATAATTCTATGGGTGTGAACCAAAAAATAAAAGCAGATGAATTAATTAATAAGAGATTCGGTAAAGCAATTGAAAAGATTGCTAAGAAGATGGTTCCATCTATTAAGAAGAAAGCAATGGAAAGAGTAAAATCATTAAAACAAAAGAAGGCAGAAAAGTGAAGTCGTTTAGAGAATTAGTAGAACTAAGAGTAAGCGACTTCTCAGATACAGTTGCATTTACCTTTGGTAGATTCAATCCACCAACGATTGGTCATGAAAAATTAATTACAAAACTTGCAAAGGTTTCTGGTTCTAATCCTTATTTCGTATTCCCTTCACAAACACAAAATCCTAAGAAAGATCCTTTACCATTCGCATTAAAGATTGCGTACATGAGAAAGATGTTCCCTAAACATGCAAAGAATATTATTGCTGATGCTAAAGTAAGAACAGCATTAGATGTTATAGTTAAGTTATATGATGAAGGATACAAAAATGTTATAATGGTTGTTGGTTCAGATAGAGTTAAAGAATTTTCTACACTGTTTAATAATTACAATGGTGTGCAAGGAAAAAGACATGGTTTTTATAAGTTTGATAATATCAAAGTAGTAAGTGCTGGTCAAAGGGATCCTGATGCCGAAGGTGCTGAAGGTATGTCTGCTACTAAAATGAGAGACGCAGCAATGGACAGTGACTTTGAAAGTTTCAATCAAGGTGTGCCATCTGGTTTTAGAGATGCTAAAAAATTATATCTTGCTGTTCGTAAGAATATGGGTATAAGAGAACAGAAAGATCTAGGACAATTAGATGATTATGAGTCAATGAGAGATGAATATTTAACAGGAAAGATATGGAATGTTGGTGATATTGTCGAAGTCAATGGTGTTATCGGAGAGATAGTAAGAAAAGGAACTAATTATGTTTCCTTTAGTGATGACACTGGTAAAATCAACAAGGCATGGTTGCATGAAATCAATCATCACATTGGAGAGAGTGTGTTAAAAGATTTATCTAAACAAGTTGCCAGATTAATTTTCGGTAAGAAGTTATATCATACCATTAAGAGAATGGCACACAAAGAGAGATATAAAGTTGCTCTAGAAAGATTAAGAGCATTAAAAAACGATGTCCGCAGAGTTGGTGGTTGGGAAGAGTGGGCAAGTCGAAAAGGATTAAGAAATACTGGTGCTATGATACATAAAGGTGGAGTTGAATCCATGCTTATGAAAATGGCAGCAGACCACGCAGATATTGCTGTTAGAGAACTAAGAAAGGTTATGGACAAAACAGCAAGGTCAGAATCTTTAGAATTAGAATCCTTTAAATTATTTGAGAAGAAAAAAGATAAGAAATATCCTTCTGCCCAAGATCCTGATGTTGATGAACTTCCAGGATCGCAACCTAAACAGTATTATAAAGGTGTAGAAAAAGATAAGAAAGATGATAGAGCAAAACATTTTGCTCGTAAACAAAAAGCATCTGATGACGATCCATCTTCATATGTACCTGCTCCTGGAGATAAAGGTGCTAAAACTAAACCATCTACACATACTAAGAAATTTAAACAAATGTATGGTGAGGGTGAGGTAGATAAAACTAAAGAAGTAATTAAAAGAGAAAAAGAATCTGATAAACGCAGACATGATGCGATGATGGATAGAGCAAGAACTAGAGATGCTGCGATAAAAAATCAACAGACTGAAGATTCTCCTTGTTGGGATGGATACAAACAAGTAGGAACTAAGAAAGGCAAAACTGGTAAGACTGTTCCTAACTGTGTACCTGAGGCAGTAGAAGTTATTGTAACTGGCAAGAAGGTAGATAACAACCAGAAAGAAATTGAAAAAGAATTAAAGAAAAATGGTGGCAGAGTTGATTATGTTTTAGATAATGGTATGGTGTTTTCTTTTTCTAATTCTAGTAAGGCAAATGGTTTTGTATCAAAAGTAAATCGTATTAGAGATGTAAGTGCTGTTCTTCAAGAAGAGTTATTAGATGAAAAGATTGAAGGTCTAGTTAAAAAGGCAGAGAAGTCTGGAATGCCATATGGTATATTAAAGAAAGTATATGATAGAGGTATGGCAGCATGGAGAACAGGACATCGTCCAGGAACTACTCCACAACAATGGGCATTCGCTAGAGTAAATTCATTCGTTACTAAATCTTCAGGCACATGGGGCAAGGCAGACAAAGACCTTGCAGCAAAAGTCAGAGGAAGTAAGAAAGAAGAATATGTTGCTGAAGAAGAAATGAAATGTCCACCAGCAACTAAAAGTGTAGACATTAACACTAAGAACAGAAACTCTACAATTAAGAATCATATGTATGGTCCACTTAATGTAGACGAACCTGGAGATTACTGGGAAAAGATTGCTAAAAAGTGGGACACTACTTTAGAAGCAGCAAAGAAATCTAAATGTGGTAATTGTGTTGCTTTCGATATTTCTCCAAGAATGGATGACTGTATGCCTGGAAAAACATCTGATGGCGAAGGTCGTCTAGGATATTGTTGGATGCATCATTTTAAATGTCACTCGGCAAGAAGTTGTGACACATGGGCAAAAGGTGGTCCAATTAATAAGGATGAAGTATCTCACGACTGGCAAGAAAGAGCATTTGGTGAAGATAAAGACTTTGGTATGATACCAAAGAAAAAACTTCCTGGACATGAAGTTCTTGGTCCAGTTGCAGAATCTTTAGTAGAAGAAAATCAATATAGAGTTGGTTCTGAAAAATATTTTGAGTTCTTTAGAGATAAGAGAAGAATGTTTAAAGAAGGATCTTATGAACCACAAGACGATTTTGATAATGATATCATGGAAGGAGATTTAGGCAAGTTCTCTATGTATAAAGGTGAGATGGTTGCACTAGATTGTCCTATGATAAATGAAGCAGAATACAAAGGTAAAGAAGTTGAATTAAATAAACCAAAAGCAGGTGGATCTAAAAAATACTATGTGTATGTAAAGAACCCAGCAACTGGTAATGTAAAAAAAGTTGAGTGGGGTGATACCACTGGACTTAAAATTAAACTCGATGATTTGGGAGCAAGAAAAAGTTTTGCTGCGAGACATAAATGTGACCAGAAAAAGGATAAAACCAAACCTGGATACTGGGCATGTAATATTCCTAGATATGCTAAACAATTAGGATTGTCAAATGGGGGAAACTTTTTTTGGTAAACCCATATCAAGATGTAAAGATTAAAGGAGGTTTCGTCAGAACTTTTGACGAAAATGTCAGGGAAGACACTTTAATTTGGCATAGAGATAAACGAGATAGAAAAATAGAAGTTCTAGAGTGTGATGGTTGGAAGTTTCAAAGAGATAACACACTACCTGTAGAACTTAAAGAAAATAAAACTTACGAAGTAAATGCGATGGAATATCATCGTTTAATTAAGGGAAATGGTAAGTTAAAATTAAGAATAAAAGAGTTATAATTATAAATAGGTGCATTATTAAGGGAAAACTATGAAATATTCAAAAACAATGTCAGACTTGCTTAGACAAGTAGATGAAAAGTCAAGAGATTTGACTGAGGGTAAACTTAACGAAACTGGTCATACAGATGTAGCATCTGCAAAGAATCAGGTTAAAATCGCTATGTCTGCTTTACAGAAAATGGAAGGAGAACTTGGCAAGTTAAAAGACGAAGATAATCTTCCCTCATGGTGGACTAATAAAGTTGCTGTTTCTGTTGATAAGATAGACGGAATGGCAGATTACCTTGACACACAAGTTGAGAGTAAACAAGTAAACGAAGAATCTATGAAGTGCCCAAGATGTGGTACTATGAATGAAACACCATTTGATAAGTGTAGTAATTGCGGATTACCTAAAGCAGAGTTCTCATCATATAAGAAAGAAGAAGTTGAAGAACTTGAAGAAGGTCAAGCAGGTAGATTCCGTTCTGCTGGTGCAGAGTTAGAAAGATTTGCTAAAAAATCAGGTGGTATGGATAAAAAAGATCTTATGAAAGCAGGGCAAATGATGAAGAAAGGTGATAGTCATGGTCTAGTTGCTTTTGCTAAAAAATTAGACACATCCCCTAAAGAATACATTATTCAAACAGTTGCGAGAGCAGTTGGTAAAGATCTAACACAAAAAATGTTTGGTGTTAAAATAAAAGAAGAAGTGGAAGAAGCAGTAGATCCTGCTGATAAAGATGTAGTTGCAACTGCTGACGATCGTAAAGCAGCAGATAAAAATATTATCATGCAATTAAGAAGATTACAAGATATGAAAGGTAGAGGAAAGGCAATGTTTGGTGATAAGAAAGCAACAAAGATTAATCCTAAACTTATAGACTTCGCCTTGAAAGCACATGGTAAAATGAAACCACAAGATAAATTAAAGTTTCAAAAAGCAATCAGTAAATCATACAGAGACTTTTTGATGACACTAAAGAGGACAAGATAATGGCAAAGTATTTAGAAACTAAATCAGGAAGTATAGAAGAAGCAATCAGACAAGTCAATGAAAAGTCTGTTAGTCAAGCACAACAGAAAGCAGCAGGTGCTGCACTTTCTGCTAAACGAGGTGATATATCTCCATCTGAATTAGTTGGTGCTTCTAAAGAAATGCATGATAACATGACTGAAAAAGAATTAGAAGACTTTGCTAAAACTAAACACAAAGATTTACCAAAGAAGATTGCAGCAAGTCACTGTACATCAGAAGCAAGACAACTAAAAGATCCAAAGAAAGAAACAATGGTTGCAGATAAAAGAGGCAAGAATGTTAAGGTTATCGATAAGAAAGATTTAAAAAAATATCTAAGTAAAGGTTATATTCAAGCAGAGGAAACTGAACTTGAAGAAGGTTATTACGATGTTGTCTTTAAAGATAAAAATGGTAAAGTAGAAAAGGATGGCAAAGGATTTAAAGATAAAGCGAAAGCAAATAGATTTGCTGACAAGGGCAACAAAATAAAAGGAGTCCAAGGAAAATATGTAGTTTACCATGTTAAAGGTAAACCAAATAAAGTCTTAGAAGATTTAGATAACGATGACAAAGGTAGTGTACAAAAAGTAGCAGATAAACTAAAGCAAGCAAGTCAGAAACATGCTAATCAAGCAAAAAGTTTAGAGAAAGATTTACAAGATAATTTAGATAAAGTAAATCCTAATGCTGTTAAGAAAAAGTTTGATGACAGAAAAGATAAAGACATCGACAATGATGGTGATGTAGATTCTACTGATAAGTATTTACACAAAAGACGCAAAGCAATTTCTAAAGCAGTTGCTAAAGAAGAAACTGATATGTCACAAATTCAAGAGATGATAGATAAAAACCCTAAAAATGTAGATGATGCATATAATCCAGTAGTAAATGTTAGGGGTATTGGTAAAATGAAGAGAGGCGATTTGTTTGACAAAACTTTTGATGAAAAGAAAAAGTTAGACAAGATGTTAGAAACTGCTGTAATCTCGAGCAAAATACCTGATTCAAGCAAACCATATAATTTTAAATTAGATGATGAGATGATAAAAATTGTTAACAACTTGCAAGAACTCCTCAATGCTCGAAAACAAGTTGCTAAAATATGGCATTCTCCACAATACCAGAAAAAACTTAACATTTTGAGAAACGAGGAAAAAGATTTAAAAGAGTATAACGAAATTGGTACACCAGAATATACTAAACATACTTTAGAAGTAACTCCTGGACAGCAAGATGCTGAATGGGATAAGCAAGTAAATATTATGCATAAGAAAGCAAATAGTATGCGTGAAGCAATTGCCAAAGTTTGGGGTATGAAAGAAGGTAAATCTCCTTTTGAAAAACAAGAAGATAAACATTCAAAGAAAACTATGTCTGGTGAGAAAACTACAAAAGTAGAAGTTGAACCAAACATAAAAAAATAAAATGAGAGAACTTCGTCAACTCTTAGAGGTAAGTAAAGAAGACTTACCAGTTATATACTGTGACATGGACGAAGTCTTAGTTGCTTTATTAAAGGGTGCTGAAAAAGTTTTAGGAATGCCATTTGTTGATGCACCAAAACAAGATAGATGGAAACAGATAGGTAATACTAAAGGTTTCTGGGAAAATTTAGATTGGATGCCTGATGGTAAAAAATTATATCAATTTATTATAAGGTATGATGCTCACATTCTTTCTGCCTATTCTAGTAGAGATACAAACTCTATAACTGGAAAAAGAAAATGGTTAAGAAAGAATGCACCAAAGTTTAAGACTGGTAAAATTCACATTGTGAAAAGAGAGCAAAAACAAAAATTCGCTGTCACTGACGGCAAACCTAATGTTCTGATAGATGACCACCTGAAGAACATACAAGAATGGGAAAGAGCAGGTGGTATTGGGATAAGACATACTGAATTCAGTAAAACAATGAATGAACTACGCAGAATTGGGTATAAATAAATTATAAATATAAAACAAATAGATAGAAGTTTTTTACTAGGAGAAAGAACATGAGTTTATGGAGTATGAACGATGGTTCTGCGTTATCTGGAACATACACCTTCACACAAAATAGTGCTGTGGTACAAGGTAATTCCAGTGCAGATACCTCAGAAATAAAAATCGGTGATGTAGTTATCGATGACAATGGGGATACTGTAAGAGTTGGATCTCTTGCTGTGTCTAGAGCAGTTGCAACATCTGCTATCAATGCATCTAACGAGCAAGTAACAATTACTGACCACGGATTTGTAGCAAACCAAGCAGTTGATTATGCTGCGAATGGTGGAACTGTTGCTGCAGGATTAGCAGACAGTACTACATTTTTTGTAAAGACAGTATCAAGTGCTAACGCATTTACATTATCTGCTACTGCTGGTGGTTCTCAAATCGATATCACTGGAACAGGTAATAATGCACAAACATTTACTGCCACATCAACTAAAGCATTTACTGCTGCGAATGTATTTACACCAAGTACAAATAGTGGATCGTCTTGTACAGTAACAAGACCACCTGCTAATTTTGACTCAGCACAAGACCACATTGATGGTAATGTGTATGGTGTAACTGCTGTTGAAGCAGAAGCAGGTTCTGACAATGTAACAACAATCGCAATGGCAACTGGTGGTACTGGTT